GCCAACAAATTGTCGGGGGCATCAACACAGATGGCGCAAAAGGGCAATCTACGTGAGTTCTTGGAGGCGCACAAGGGCGACGGGGTCTGGACCCACACTTCCCTCGCCGGCGGCAAGTACTTCATCCCCCAAGACGATCTGAACCGCTTCTATGACCTATACGTAGACAGCATTCTGGACCAAGAGAAGCAGTATCTGACAGAAAAGCCCACCGATATCGGACCCCTGCGCATTGACTTTGACTTCATCTATCCTGGAAATGAGATCACGACCCACCAGCACACGCGCGAGCAGGTGTGCTCGTTCGTCAAAGCTTATATGGGCGAGATTTCGCAGTATCTCCAGGTGCCCGACAAGGTCAAGCTTTATATTATGGAGAAGCGCAAGCCCACGCTAGACTCCAAGAAGAACCGCATGAAGTCCGGAATTCACATTGTGGTTCCGGATATCTGCACGCACAAGTATGTGGAACAGAGCGTGCGCCGCAATCTTATTCCAACGATGGACGAGCACTTCAAGGGACTTCCACTGACAGAAACGTGGGAGAAGGTGTATGACGAGCAAGTCACGAATCGCTCAGTCCCTTGGACGATTTACGGCTCTCGCAAGAATGATCCTAATTCCCTACCCTACCTCGTTTCGTATGTGCTGGAGTATTCGGAGGGCGAAGTCGAGATTAGCACTGAAGTTCCGCAAGTAAATGCGGGACTGATGCGGATGCTCTCGCTGTGCCGCGATGATTCGGTTGAGACCCCAATGACCGAAACAGCGAAGACAAAATACAAGGATCTTCCTAAAAATAGGGACGTGCGGATTTCGGGCGGACGCGCCGTAACTCCTGCGCGTGGTCGCCCCGCCGAGCGCTCTGACAAGCCTGGCTCTCGCGAGTCTTCACCCCACCGAGTGATTATCAAGCCGCTGAGCGCCGAAAAGAAAGAGTACTTGAAGTCCCACGTAATGAATCTGGGCGAGTCTCGGTATTCTGATTACGGCAAGTGGGTTCAGGTGGGGCTCTGCCTCCACAACATCCACCCCGACCTGCTGGACGTCTTCCTGGACTTCAGCGCCCAAGATAACGAAAAGTATAACGAGGCTGAGTGTATTTCCAAGTGGACCTCGTTGAACTACCGCAACGACGGCGAGCGCCTCAGCGAGAAGTCGCTGCTCTACTGGTCTCGCGAGGATTATCCAGAGAATTACCTCGAGATTGAGAAGACGAACTTGGATCGTCTCATGGACATTGCTTGCTCGGGAACCGAGAACGACATGGCGTGCCTAATCTACACCAAGTTCCGCGACCACTATATCTGCGCAGACTTCGGTAAGAACGTGTGGTATCGCTGGGCGGGTCACATCTGGCGGGAAACTGATAACGGCATCCATCTCCAACTCCAGTTGTCGCGCGACATCGCATCTATGTTCTTCGATAAGATGACCAAAATCGCAAACGATATGAACGATCGCAAAATTACGTCGTGTAGCGGAGAGTCCAAGACAGATTGTGGTTCGTGCGAGTATTGCTCGGAGGAGAAGAAGCGCTTGGGACTCAACAAGATTTATACGCGCCTCAAGACCACCTCGTTCAAAACCAACGTAATGAGAGAGTGCCGAGAACTCTTCTTCGACGAGGAGTTTGCGAAAAAGGTGGATTGTAACAAGAACCTAATTGCTTTCAACAACGGCGTATTTGATATTGCGAGCATGACCTTTCGCGCCGGAAAGCCCGAGGACTACATCTCGTTCTCCACCGGCATTGACTATGACCCCGAGAAACCATACTACGAATACGAAAGTTGGTCGGCAGTTGACAACTTCATCAAGCAGGTTCTTCCAGACCCCGAAGTTCGCGACTACTTCGTGAAGCACCTTTCTACGACTCTGGTGGGCGGAAACAGCGCCCAAAAGTTTCACATCATGACTGGTTCGGGTTCTAACGGCAAGTCGATGATCATGAACTTGACCTCTACTGCGCTGGGCGACTATGCTTGCACGGTCCCCATCTCACTCTTTACGCAGAAGCGCAAGAGTTCTGGTAGTGCTGCGCCGGAAGTTATTCGCCTCAAAGGTCGGCGCTTCGTAACCATGCAGGAACCAGACGAGACTATCGCGCTGAATACTGGTGTCATGAAGGAAATCACTTCGTGCGAAAAGATGTTCTCGCGCGACCTGTTCAAATCTGGCGTGGAGTTCGACGTCCAGGCGAAGTTTCACCTGGCATGCAATGACAAACCGAAAATCAATACGACGGACGGCGGCACTTGGCGTCGCCTGGTGGTCATCAACTTCATCTCGAAGTTCGTGGTGAAACCCCAGGAGAAGAACGAGTATCCGCTGGACGAAAAAGTGCAGAACCAGGTCAATTCAAAGGAGTGGGCGACGCCGTTCCTGAGCTACCTGGTACACCTTCTGAAAGAGGGCAAGGGATTCCACAAACTCGTGGCGCCACCAAAGGTTATGGAGTATACTTCGGAATACCGCAGCGACAACGACGGGATTGCGAAGTTTGTATACGACAAGATTTCCGATCTTGCCGAAGGAGACGAAATTGTCCAGGTGGAGAAGGCGCAGCTCAAGCGCGTCTTCAAAATTTGGAAGGACGAGAACGACATGCGCACGCTGTCCCCCGCGGACATGGAAAAGCGCATCGAGGCTGTTTATGGGAAGTATCCTCGGGGCGGTTGGACGAATTTCAAGCTAGAGTTTTAGGCACGACGGCGCCGGTGGGTCTTGCGCTTTTTGGCGTGGCGGCGGCGAGAGCGGTGGCGCTTTCCGCCGGTCGTGGTCTTTCCCGCAGGCTCGGGAGCCGCACCGGGAAGCATGGGCTTAGGCATAGGCTTTGCCACCTTTTGCGCAACTTCCGCAACGCTCTTCTTTGCTTGACCGTAAACTTTTGCGACTTCCTCGGTCGCAGTTCCATACACCTTTTTAGCCTGATCCGTTGCCGAGCTAAATAAGTTGCTGAAGTAACTCATCTCTTTATTTAACTCAAACATTTACTTGCGCCCACCGACAGGGGCATACATGCGGATGTAGGGGAGTGTGAAAGACACCACGAGGTATGCGATCATCAGGTTGAACGAAGCCGCAAGAACCGCACCAATGTTAATCTTTATCGAGCCCACGGAAATATAGATCTTCTCACCAACAGTCTCTGCGCCGGGGAAGATGCCTGCTAGGATCGGGAGCACGAAGTCGTGGGTGATGGAGCCGAAGAACTGGGCTAGCGCCATGCCGATATAGAGAGCAACCGCAAAGGTCATGATCGTGGCATCTCCGGTCATCATTTTACAAATGGACGCAGATTCTTTTTTCACGCTTAAAATTAGTCATGGACACTAGATTCTGGGGTCCTTCTGGGTGGCAATTGCTCCACCTTATCGCGTTCAAATCACCCCACCCCGAGCAATTCCTGCTTAGCATCAAAGATATTTTGCCCTGCCGGTTCTGCCGCGAATCCACGGCGCACTATACAAAAGAACTTCATTTGCGTGGCGACCCTGGAAAGTGGTTGTATGACCTCCACAACAAAGTAAACAAGAAACTCAGAACCCAATCTCAAACTGACAAGAAAGTAATTGATCCTGGACCCGATCCTTCCTTCGAAGAAGTCAAGCAAAAATACGAGAGCTTTGTGCCGACCGAAGTGCCCGGTCGCGACTTTCTTTTCTCCATCGCCACCAACTACCCCGATAAGCCCGAACCCGAGCAAATGGCTGTTCAGCGCGTATTTTTGAAACAATTGTCCGAAGTCTATCCTTACGATTTGAATCGGCAGGTATTTCAAGAATATCTTTCCAAACACCCCGCAGCCCTAGAAAACCGCAAGGCGTATATGAAGTGGATGTACGGACTTTTGGCAACGCTAGCAAAAAGAATGGGTTTTAAAATTCCCCCCTACAATTCTTATTCGCGATACGTTATGGGGTTCAAGGGCGGATGCGAAAAGAAGAAATATAAAGGAAAAACCTGTCGCAGAAATTTACGGGGCGGAAAAAAGAAGACTCTACGCCTTCCGCATTTCCGTTAGGCGTACGTGCTTCGCGCTGTACTTCCCGTTCTTGCCCACAGCCTTTTCGCGCTGATCCTTCTTTGTTTCACGACGCGTCTTTGGTGGGTCCATTTGCTTACTAAATATGGGTTTTAACTAACCAAATTCGTTTTTTACGTGTCCTTAAAGTGTTTGGAGCACACAATGGAGCCCTGGTATCCCTTTGTCATCGGAACTGTGGCGTTTTGCTATGTTCACTCTTTCAACCGCATAGCAAAAATGTATATTCAAAGCGAGAAAACACTTTCGTGGAATGATTTATTCACGAAAGTTATTCCTGTTCGGTCCCTGTAGGGATTGAACCTACGACCCCCCGGTTAACAGCCAGGTGCTCTAACCACTGAGCTAAGGGACCAAAGTACTCCAGATGGGGCTCGAACCCACGACCTCCCAATTAGAAATCGGGTGCACTATCCAACTGTGCTACTAGAGCATAAGTTTCTAAATTAAAGTTTTGGCCCTACCCAGAATCGAACTGGGGCTACGGGATTCAAAGTCCCATGTACTAACCTCTATACTATAGAGCCGAAATGCGCACATCGGGAATCGAACCCGAGTTACAACCTTGGAAGAGTTGCATTCTACCACTGAACTATGAGCGCAGTGACCAATTGGCTTGCTTTTCACGGAAAGCAATTTCCAGAACAGCCGCGGGGAGGCTTGGTCGTTGTTCCGTGACGATACCGGGAGTTGAACCCGGGCCAAAGGGATGAAAGCCCTCTATCCTAACCGTTAGACGATATCGCCGGTAGTAGCTGTGGGATTCGAACCCACGAAGGCTAAGCCAGGGGATCTTAAGTCCCCCCCGTTTGACCGCTCCGGTAAGCTACTGACCTTACTACTTTTGGTGCGTCTAAACTATAGATTGAATCTTTTCTTAAAGTCAGCCACGCTTGCTTTAAAGGTGGGTTTGTTCCACAGAATCCACTTTGCCAAAGCACCGGGGGTGTCGGGCTGCGTCCAGTGCTCGCCCATGCCCGCATGCCGCTTTAAATAACGCTGCTTGCGAGTCTTGTTTTTGTGTTTTGTGTAGTCGGAATATCCTTTTTGTCCGAACGAAACGACCTTCTCGCGCCCGTTCTTTTCAAAGACAGCGTCCCACTTCTTCTCTTTTTTGTGCGAGCGCCGCAGGGTTTTCAAGCGGAGGCTCATTATTCTAATATAATAAGAAATGGAGGAGTGGTATTCTAAAGTTCGCAGACTCAAAGACGAAAGTGCCGACCACCACAAGACCGAACAAGTTTGTCACCGCGTCTTTCACGATATTAAGCGCATGAAAATCAAGGACAAAGCAAAGTTCAAGCAGAGACTGGGTCCCGAGTTCGGAGCGTGGACGATGAGTCTTTACAACTACTTTTCCAGCGAAATGGTCGCGGCTGTTTTGAATGATGACGAGTTTTGGACCCTTAGTATGAATGTCGCAGGGTGAAAATGGAACATTCAAGTCTAAACAGAATACATTATAATTACAAGAATGGGCGACACTGTCATTGGAGTCCAGTTCGGTATCGCGAACCCGGCTGAGATTCTCACTCGCAGCGTGGTGGAAGTCATTACCGACAAGACCTACCAAGCCAACCAACCGGTGTCAGGAGGCGTATTTGACCGGCGCTTCGGCGTGATCGAGAACGGGGCAGTGTGCACCACGTGTAAGCAGACTAATCTGCTATGCCCGGGACATTTCGGACACATTCAGCTCGCGCGCCCCGTCTACCTTTACCAGTTCATCAACGAAATCATGAAGATTTTATCCATCGTCTGCCTGAATTGCAGCAATCCCTATCTGCCTGACGAAGAGCTGGAAAAGATCGAGTCCACAACTTACGGAATCGCCCGCTTTAATGCCGTGCGCGACAAGTCGGCGTCCTACAAGACTAAGGAACTCAAGTCTGCGTCTACGTGCCCCCACTGCGCCACCCCACTTGTAAAAAAGGTGGACAAGGAGGAGATGACAGTGGCTCGTCTGCGCGCTTTCACGTATGACGAGGACGCCGAGCCGATTCCCCTCCAGCCCGAGATGGTCCTGCGTTGCTTCCAGCGCATTTCCGCGCGCCACGTGGACCTCATTGGCTTCAGCTCAAAGTTCAGTCGCCCCGACTGGATGATTTGTACCGTGCTCGCCGTGCCTCCTCTTACGGTGCGCCCCTCCGTAATCATGGAGGACAATCAGCGCATGGAGGATGACTTGACGCACAAACTTATTGACATCGTGCGCAACAACCAGCGCCTGCGCGAAAAAATTGATAAGGGTGCGTCCGCCGACATCATTGATAACTTCAGTGAACTGCTCCAGCACGACGTGGCGACCTATGTGGACAACGACATCAAGGGCATTGCCCCCTCAGCCCAGCGCTCCGGTCGCCCTTTGAAAACGCTGAAGTCTCGTCTGGGCGCCAAGACGGGTCGCGTGCGCGGTAATCTGATGGGCAAGCGCGTGGACTTCAGCGCCCGCTCGGTTATTACGCCCGATGCCAACATTGACGTGGATGAGCTGGGCGTTCCGGAAGAAATCGCGATGAACCTTACTTTCCCCGAAATTGTGACTGGCTTCAATCGCGATCGCCTTCTCAACAGCATTCGCAACGGACCTTCTAAATACCCCGGCGCCAAGTCGGTGTTTCTCAAGGAGGACAATCGCTCCCTAAGTCTCAAGTTCGTGAATCCCGACACAATTGATATCAAGGAGGGCGACATCGTTCATCGGCACCTGGTGGATGGCGACGTGGTGCTGTTTAACCGCCAACCTTCGCTTCACAAGGGCTCTATGGAGTGCCACCGCATCAAAGTGCTGCCTTACTCCACCTTCCGCCTCAACGTTTCTGCTACCCGACCTTACAACGCAGACTTTGACGGCGACGAGATGAACATGCACGTCCCCCAAAGTATCGCGTCGGCGATGGAACTAAAGTATCTTGCTTCGGTGCTTCGCCAAATCATTTCGCCACGCACCGGCTCGCCTATCATCCAGCTCTTCCAAGACACGATGACGGGAACCTATCGCATCGGCAAGCCGCACGTACGAGTGCCCGAACACATCGCGATGAACATCATGGCTCGCATGAAGAAGCCGCTGTCCTCATACAAACGCACCAACCAACCCCTTACCGGACAGGAAATCTTCTCCTCGGTGTTTCCGCTGATGGATTTCAATGGGCGCATTACCCTGAAGGATGGCAAACTCATAAAGGGCGAACTTAAGAAGGGTGCTTTCGGTGCGGCTTCAGAGGGCATTCTCCACGTAGTTTATAACGACTTCGGACCCAAGCGCGCAGGTCAACTCATCAACGACATCCAGAACATTGTCACCAAATTTAACCTGTTTACCGGCTTCTCGGTGGGTCCCTCTGACCTTATTGCCAACGCGGAGACGGAAGAAGTCATCAAGAACGCTCTAAGCGAAGCTCATCGCAAAGTATCGGACATCATGTCCAGCGTTCACTCGGGCACGTTCCTGAACAACTCGGGGCGTCCGGATGGCGAGGAGCTCGAGAACAAGATCAGCAATAGCCTAAAAGAAGTCAGCGGCACAATTTCCAGTCAACTGATGAAGAGCCTGCCGGCTGATAACCGCATGCGACAGATGGTAGATTCGGGCTCTAAAGGGTCGGAGCTGAACATCACGCAGATGGCTGCGCTGCTTGGGCAGCAGCTGATCGGGGGTCGCCGTATCCAGTACACGCTTCAGGACCGCACCCTGCCTCACTTCGCTCGCTTTGACGACGGCATGGAATCGCGCGGCTTTGTAGAAAACTCGTTCATCAACGGCATTCGCCCCGCAGAGTTCTTCTTCCACGCGATGGGTGGTCGCGAAGGTCTGATTGACACTGCAGTAAAGACTTCGGACTCCGGCTACATTCAGCGCAAGCTCGTGAAAACCATGGAGGACCTTCACGTAGAATACGACGGCACGGTGCGCAACGTGAACGGGTCCATAGTCCAGTTCAGGTATGGCGGCGACGGCATTGACAGCGTCTGCGTGGAAGTCCAGCCTTGCCTGCTCGGCACCATGACCATGGAGGCGATCTACAAAGACTTTGCCGCCTCGGTAGACGACTTCAAGTCCGTGTGCTCCGGCGAAATTGTGGATGCCCCCGATCTCGTAGACCAAATCTTGAAGGACCGCGACCTGCTGGTGCGCGACGTGTTCCGCTTCAACAAGACGGACGAGGTGCGGTGCCCCGTCCACCTCAAGCGCATCGTGGAACGCTACAACAATCCGTATGCGACCAAGACCGCGCTTACCCCATCCTATGTGGTCGCTGAACTAGAAAAGCTCTGTAACCAGCCCTGGATGCGCCACAACATCGTGTTCCACATCCTGCTTCGATTCTACCTGGCTCCCAAGAAGTCTATTATCAGCCTGCGGTTCTCAAAGGAAACGTTTGACGAGGTGATGCGTGAGATTCAGTTCAAGTACATCAAGGCGTGTGTCCACGCGGGCGAGATGGTTGGAACGCTGGCTGCCCAGTCCATTGGCGAGCCGACGACCCAGCTCACTCTGAACACTTTCCACTCAGCCGGAACCGCCAAGGCGAACGCGACGCAGGGAGTGCCGCGTATCATTGAGCTCCTGTCTGTCTCCCACAACCCCAAGAATCCCGGCAACGTGGTGTATTTGGACCCTTCAATTTCCGGGTCGCAGGACGCCGCCATTTCAAAGATGAAGGAGATTCAGAAAACTACCGTGCGCGACATCACCAAGTCCGTCCGCATCTATTACGATCCCAATCCCCTGAGTTCCGACTCGGTGGTCCAGGACGACCGCGAGATCCTGCGTTCCTACGAGAAGTTCTCTATTACGCAGGGGAACAATTGCGCATCGCCCTGGATTATGCGGCTGGAGTTTGACACGATGGAGATGGCTGCTCGCAACGTGGTTGATATGACCAAGATCGCCGTGAGTCTGGAAAACAACAAGGTTCTTCGCGTGCTTTCCTGCGTGCACTCCGATACCAATTCGCCCGGCAAGATGGTTATGCGCCTAGTCTTCGGCACCGACACCATAAAAAACGCCCTGTCGCTCCGCTTCATTGAAGAGAAGCTTCTGGACACTGTCATTACCGGCGTGGACGGTGTGGGTCGCGTGTTCCCCCGCGAAATTGCCAAGGAGCTCCTGTATGATGAGGCTGTGGGCGGATACGTAGCCCCCAAGCAGTATGTCCTCGACGTAGAAGGCACTAACCTGCTAGACCTGTCCCGCATCCCCAACACCGACCCCTTCCGCTCGTTCTCTAATGACGTCCACGAAATCATGGAGGTGTTTGGGATTGAGACGGCTCGCGTCATGCTTTACGAAGAGTTCATGGAGGTATTCAGCGCCGAGTACGTCAACTACCACCACATGATTACGCTTATTGACACCATGACGTTTCCGGGCATGATTCTTCAGGCTGACCGCTTCGGCATGACCAAGTCCGAAAGTGAGATTCTTGCTCGCTCTTCGTTCGAGGAGACGGCCAAGCACCTCTTTAATGCGGCGCTGACGGGCGAAATGGACACGATGCGCGGCGTCTCGGCCAACATCATGTTCGGGCAGAAGCCTCCTTGCGGAACTGGCTTTGTGGACATTCTGGTTGACGAGACCAAGTTGCCAGAAGGTTCCGAGGAGGATGTTTCAGTCTTCGCAGCAGACTTGGCAGCTGCCAACGCTCGCGTCGAGGAAGAAGAGAAGAAGGAGGATTCCGCGTGTCGCATGGAGGACGTGCTAATGGAATGGTAGCTTCAGCAAAGTAACAAAACTTATGAGCAAATGAAACTGACCAATCGTGTCTTTTGCCTCTAAAGAAAGCTGACTCCTTAGTGAAAAAATGTAGACCAAGTAAGACACCAAAGAAGCAAGAACAAACATTTTTACCTTAGCTGGAAGCTGTCCTCTTAGCAGAACAAACATGACGTTGAAAGCGTACATAAACAAAATAAAGTTCAGGAAAGCGGAAGCCCCCTTGCTTCCCAGAACTGATTGGTAGTCTTCAACCTCAAGATTCTCGCCGAGCTTATAGGAATCGTCTTCCAAAGTTTTGATAAGGTAGGATACGGCACACTCGTTCTTCATCAGAATCCAGGAAATGTTTAGGAGCAGGAAGTAAAGCAGGTAAAGAAAGTCATAGGAAGGGCGTCGCCACAGAGAATATATGGAAATCGCAAATGAAAAAATAATATGAATGGTCCCGATGATTACATCGACCATTTATATTATATCAGCTTAGTGTTTAGTTGCTGAACGCGAGCCCGCCCATGCCGCTCATGACGCGCAGGATGTTGTAGTTGATAGCGTAGACGCGGACGTCCCTGGTATTATCGGTCGACTCTTCGGTATTAGCGCCGCCTGAGATTGTCATCACGATGGTAGCCGTGTCGATGCGCGAGAAGTTGCAGGTGCCGGAAGGCTGGTGCTCCTCGGGGCGCAGCGCGAACGAATAACAGTAGATGCCGCCTTGGCTAGTAGCCCCGGTGTGGTGCTGAAACTGCTGAACCTGGTTGAAGTACGAGCCATAGCGCTTCGCCATACGATCCTGTCCATTAATCTGGATATATTGCTCGTAAACTGGTGATCCACTATACAAAAACGGATATAAAACGCTCCGGCCAAATTTTTTGGCAATGTCGCACTGCGTATAGTAAGAGGGCTGAACCACCCAGATGAGTTCCTTGACAGGGTGGTTGAAAGTCAGGTCAATGCGGTTGTTATAGGAGGAAATGCCCTTGTCCTCGTTATACTGGGTCTGCTCAATCAGGTACTCGTGGCTTTGCTGGGCCATGCGGCGACGCTCCTCGGTGTCCAGGTAGATGTAGTCCACATAGATGGCAGCCTGGATCGGTGTGCGGAGTGACGAAGCATTGTTAAAGTCGCCAGCAATAAACTCCGCCTTGTTCCACAGCAGATTAATCTTGACTTCGTGGTACTGAAGTGCGATAAGAGGCAGAGCCGCGCCGGGGTTGCGCGTGTAGTAAAAGTAGAGGG